GCCAACGTAAATTTCTTAGTCAATCAGATTAGCTGGTGCAGGTAGAACGAATTGAAGCAATCCAACTCGCAGAAGGTGTACCTGAAGCCGATTTTAGTCGAAGCAGCGTAATTTGAAGGTCGCCAGAGTTAAAGATTTGTGTCTCTCCAGCAAGCAATGTGAATGTGACATTAGTATCAGCATTCAATTCACCAGTGATGGTGATAGAACCGTCAAGGTTCTGAACTTGCAAGAAGCTCGCAGGGCCACCGTGTGTTGTAACAAAGTCAATTACTGTGCCGGTGAAGGCAGTCGTAAGAGTCTCGGTAGCACCAGCAGCATACGTGTTTTCTCCGGGAACGTCACTGTAAATCGAGCCATCATCTGTTACAGTTTCGATGAAAGCAAACTCTGCGGCAACTTGTGGGAAAGCAAATCGCTTCCAGTAATTGCAATCAGTGAAAGTTTCACCGTCTTTTAGAAGACGATAACTTGCGTTTGGTCCAGCGGCGAACATTTGACGCTGCAACGAAGCAGCACCAGAAGCGGCATGATCTACTCCAAACGCATCGCCCAGATGACCGTAAGTAGCTGGCGATGAACCAGAACCAGCGGCTAGAGGGTGAGTCGTTGGATCAAGATCCAATTGCCCTTGTGTCAGATGTTGAAGTCTTACCTTAAATACAGACATTTTTGCTCCAAATGTGTCTTAAGTGTTTTTGTTCCGTCCGTTTAATTATCTATGCTTGGCTTCTTACTTTAAGAAGCCAAGTTTGTACAAACATGTACCGTCTTAACTACCGCAAACTGAATCAATTCCTGCTATCCAAGAAATCTGAGGACTTCCAGCAGCAGCTTTGAGTCGGAATGAAGAAACAACCAATGATCCTCTTTGGAAAGCTTGAGTTTTTCCAAATGGAATTACAAGCTCAACTGCGGCATCTCCATTTATTTCCATTGTTGCGTCGTTAGTTGCGTCTAAATTGTCTAGTTGCAGGAATCTTGCAGCCCCACCATAAGTTGTCACAAGATCAACTGCTACAGTTGCGTAACTTGTGTTCAAAGTGGTTTCAGTGTTTCCAGCAGCAAAAGAGTTTTCTCCACTAATTGCGCTGTAAGTAGAACCATCATCGGTCACTACTTCAATGAACGCAAATTCTTTAGCAACTTGTGGAAAAGCAAATTGCTTCCAGTAATTGCAATCAGTAAACGTCTCGCCATCAGTAAGAAGGCGATATTTTTTACTTGGCCCAGCGGCGAAAATTGAACGCTGTGGCGAAACAGCACCAGAGTTTGGGAAATCTGCACCGAACGGTTCTCCAACTTGCCCGTAAGTAGCAGCTTGTGTGCCAGTACCGGTAGCAAGCGGGTGCGTCGATGGATCGAAATCCAAAAGTCCCTGATTTATATGTTGAAGTCTTACCTTAAATACAGACATTTTTGCTCCAAATGTGTCTTAAGTGTTTATTCCCATCCGTTCTTTATTTATGCAGGTAGATCAATACTTTCAATATCATGTGAGCCGCAGTTCATACAAACATGTACCACTCCTTTGCCATGCTTGCCGCTTCTAAGTTGTAGGAGTGTTATGCTTCACATTTATAAAACAAAAACATCAGCTTTGGGAAACATGTGCTTATAGAGTCTTGTACCGACGCCAGTTGGAACCAATGTTGTGCGTATTCCTTGAGCAGCCGCTTCGAAGAGTTGCACACTCTCAACTCCAACTACCCACCCTGCATTTTTGATATCTTTTCTAACCTCTGTTCTATATCCTTGGCTTTCGATTCGTGCTTTTAAGTTATTTAAGTTGTTTCTCTCAATTGGCATAGTTGGATGAGATCCATCTTTGATGATCACACAAAGGTCTGTCGCTTGAGGCAACACCGTGTCTCTTATTACAAAATTTGTAATGCCAGATTCTACAAGCAAATTTTCAACTGGATGAGTTTCCGATAACTTTAGTTCTCTGATATGTGCGAAGTTGTGTCTTTTTACTTTGATTTCAGAAATTTTAAGTATCGGACTGCATCCTTCTAAAAGATGAGTTTTGTCATCCTTGCAGCCAAAATAAAGATTGAGACCGGGAAATCTTGCTTCTATGATTGGTTTTAGAAGACGCAGTTGAACAAGATATTCGTCCGAATGTCCGAAATAACAAAGACAATAATTGTTTTTAACTTTGGCGTATTGAGATAGTTTGATCATGTTAGATGACCGCCATTGAGATGTCGATGGCATTGCTCTAACTCTTTGTATCTCTTCCGTGATCCAAGATGGGTTCTGGCGGTTTGTTTGATTGTGCAAATCTCACATTTTCTCGAAACATTTATTACAGGATGTTGCCCGCATTTTTGACAGAGACCGGACTCTCTTAATCTCAAGATTCTACTATGCTTCCGTTCTGTTTGCCTCTTGTGGCATTTCTGACACATTGTCTTGTTTTCAAGGGGCATCTTGCCGCAGCTTTGACATAGATTCGCCGCTTTTAATCTGGCAATTCTCTTGTTTTGTTGATCAAGTCTCTGTGATCGCTCTTTGTGTGTTTCCATGAAATAAAATAGTAACCTCATCTAACTATCTTATATTATGACCACAGAAAAAGAAAAAGCAGACTTCGGTGCTGGAACATTCAATTTGTTTTGCAATCAATTTGGAGAAGATGTGTATTCTCACATCATGCTAGAAGTTTTGCTTGAAGGAGTAATCAATGCAGAGGCTTTATTTGTACTTGGCGAGCAGGAGCAAGGAAGGGATCAAACTGATAACAGTTCTTCAGGGGAACGGCCAGCCGACGAACTCGGATCTGACGGACCTGATGGAACTTGAACTTCCTCCAATTTGGCTTCATCACATACAACAAATTTGTCACGACAATAGAATGCTTTATCATCCAAGGATAGAGTCTTCTACCAATTACGAAGCTTTAAGAACTAGCTTGAAAGCCAGAGGATATAAGAACATTCCAATGGGCGCATCTCCTTTGTTGCATCTTTCTGGTTATGTTAAAGCTCCTGTTGCAAACACAAGTTCTTGTAAAGTTCAAAGAACAATGATGAGAAAGAGAAAAGACTAATGGAAGATAGAACACAACACCCCAAGATGGAATACTATCGACATGTTTTTGAAAACAGCAGTCGATGGGCAGGCGAAGATATCAATGGCAAGAAAGTCATTGTTTATGGCGAACAAGGATTTGGAGACATCATTCAATTTGCTCGGTACATTCCGCTTTTGAAACAAGGCGGATGCGAGATAATGTTCTATTGTCCTAAAGACCTTCATCGTATATTTGGATGCTTAGAAGTACAACTTTTAGACAAAGACAATCCTGAACTTCCAGAGCATGATTACCATGTTCTGTCAATGGATTTACCTTTTGTGTTGGGAACTATTGACGCTCCTGATCCTTATATCAGAATTTCAGAAACACAAGACCTTGAAGAAGGTTTTCTGAATGTGGGAATTGCTTGGGAAGGAAGTCCTGCAAACAAGGTTGGTGGAGATCGTAATTGCCCATTAAAGCATTTCAAGTTGTTGGAAAAAGAAGGCACTCGTTTGTATTCATTGCAAAAAGTGATTCACACTCCTGAGTTGATTAAAGGGTGTGATGAGATGGATCTTTACAGTGTTGATTTAGAAGATTTTTATGAAACCGCTAAATTGGTGGAGTCATTAGATATTGTTGTCACTATTGATACATCTGTAGCTCACCTTGCTGGAGCTATGGGAAAAACTACATATCTTATTTTAAGTACCGAACGAGATGAGAGATGGGATTCTCATCATTGGTATAAAACTATGGTTTGTATTAGAATGAAAGACCGTAATGACTGGGAAAAATGTATGGAAACTGTAGTTTCATTAACTTCTGGTCTCGGCAAAGATTGCGATACAGATTTTTCAGAAGACATATTGAATTAAATCTTAAATCAAAGTACAATTTAACAAGAAATGGAGGTCTTATGTACCAAGGCAAAAATTATATCAACGGAGAATGGCGGGATGTAACTGAATCGTTTGAAACAGTTAACCCCGCCACAGAAGAAGTTTATGGAACTTTTCCTAACAGAGTCGAAGAAGCAGGACTGGCAGTAAAAGCCGCTCGTAAATCTTTTGATTCATGGAGAAAAGAAAGTCGAGTTAGAAGAGCAGAGTATTTTGATGTTCTTGCACAACTCATTAAGCGTGATCACGATAAGCTTAAAGATGCTATATCGATAGAGACAGGAAAGAATCTTAATGAGTCACATGCAGAAGTCATTGAAGCTCTCCATATGTGCCAGTTCGCCGCTGCTTCTGGACGAGAGGCATTCGGAACATGTGTGGCGTCCGAACTTCCTACGAAGGACGCATATGTCATTAGGAAGCCTAGAGGGGTTGTTGCTGTTATCTCTCCTTGGAACTTTCCTCTTGCTATCGGCTCTTTTTGGAGTTCTGCTCCTGCTCTCGTTGAGGGCAACACCGTTGTACACAAGCCATCTGAGCTTACTCCAATGGTCAACCAAATAGTCACTGAACTTTATCATGAAGCTGGTTTCCCAGCAGGTGTTTTCAATCTTATACATGGTGAAGGTGCTGTTGGTGCTGCTCTAGTCAGAAGTGAAGTAGATGTTATTCTTTTCACGGGATCGTCAGAAGTCGGTCAGGATATTAGAACACACTGTGCGTCTACTGATTCCAAAAGAACGTGTATTGAATGCGGTTCAAAGTCAGCAACTATTGTCTTTGATGATGGCGATATGGAATTGGCTCTTGACGCCGCTGTAGCATCTGCTTTCAAACTCTCTGGACAAAGATGTGTTTCGTCAGGACGCTTGATTGTCCAACGTAGCATCTTTGACAAGTTTGCAGAAGAATACACCAATAGAGTGTCTGCGCTTGTTACAGGCGATCCTTTCAAAGCTCCAGCCGCTTTCTATGGGCCGCTCATCAGCCACGAGCAAATGGACAAGGTAGAAGCTTTTAATCAACTTGTTCGTGAAGATAGCGATGCAGAAGTTCTTTTGAATGGTGGAAGACTTGATCCTGATCCCGGATACTTCCTCACGCCGTTCGTCTATAAGTGCGAATGGGCCAGAGACAAGCCTTTCTTGTCTCAAGAGGTCTTCGGGCCTCATGTTGCGTTGATTCCTTTCGATGATCTGGACGATGCCATTAGAATTTACAATGATACAGATTATGGTCTTGCTTTAGGAATCGTCACAGATGACTTCCGTAAGCACAGAAAAATCGCTCAAGAATGTATCACTGGTATGCTTTATGTCAACGGTGGTTCAATTGCAGCAGAATCTCATATTCCATTTTCTTCATGGAAGAAGAGTGGGTATGGTGCCAGTGCTGCGGGAACTTACAAAGCTGTTACTCACAGCATGTCCATAACGGTGAACTACGAAGAAGGAAAAGTGAGTTGGGCACAAGGAATGGAGTAAGCATACATACTCGTATGCCTGATACTCCATTTGGAATGCCGATATTCAATCCACATGATTTTCGTATCTGCGGTTGGGTGGAATCAGAAGATGTGATTCTTATTCACCGTGGAGACGAATATCATTATACGGATTTTTTAGGCGTAATTTTTCTTGATAAGCCGCCAAAAGATTTTGATTGGAGAAAGGAAGGATTCTAGGAGGATAATTGGAAATACATTTTACAGAACATGAAGATTTGATGAGAAGGCAAACTGTTATATCAGCATACACTCAAGTTGGTAACAGGCGTGTCCAATCTCGAATGTATGTTTCGTTAGATAACTACCGTCAAAATTACATAGACTCAGCATACCAATTGCTTAAAGATGAAGTGAGGCAAAGAGCTTTGACAGAAATGAGGTCTCAACAGCATTACTCAAATAGAGATGCTGTGAGGGATTCAGACGATGCAAATGATGCACGTGAAGCTGCTATGACAGCATTGTTTGGATTACCGGCTCGTAGAGTTGATGCCATGCCAGTTCCATTATATGATCTTCAAAATGGTCGTCCTGTGTTTCCGTTAGACCTAAACAGAGGGGCTTGGATAGAGAATTACAGATATTCAGAAAACAGTGGTGGCCGGGCGAAAATGACCAAGGATAAAGTGAACTGGTTGAAGGAGGGATTTTGACAGATCGTATATTGAAAGCAACATGGTCTCTTGAAGCCCAACAAGATTTAGAAGCGTGGCACGGTATTGCAATTGAAGAACTAACCCGTAATATAATAATAGACATGGATCGGGACTTCATACGATGGGCTAACATGGCGACTGTTGTTGAATCAACAGTCAATTGGAAGAAAGAAGGATTTTAAGATGGATACAATCGGAATCATAGGACAAGGTTTTGTTGGGACAGCTATTTTCGAGGGAATGAAACACGCTTTCGAAATTTGGGCTTATGACATCAAAACAGGAGTCACAGGATGGATGGGCGGCAAGGGATTTGAGACAAGCACAGGATCAAGTGTTGAAAGTGGATTTAAGCAAATTCTTGCTAAATGCGACATCATTTTTGTTTGCCTTCCAACGCCCATGAACCCAGATGGAACGTGTAATACAAAAATTGTGGAAGATGCTGTCAACATGCTTGATGAACTCAATCCCGGCGATCACAAAGTTATCGTGATCAAATCTACTGTGCCACCGGGAACTACAGAAGGTCTTAATAAAACTTCTGGAGATTGGGTTTGCTTCAACCCTGAGTTCCTTACAGAGCGTACTTCTGTTGAGGATTTCAAGAACCAAGACAGAATCATCATAGGTGGACCACGAGAAGGTACTAACGTACTTAAAGCAATGTATGAAAAAGCATACCCAAACGTACCTGTCACTAAGACATCATCAACCATTGCAGAACTCGTAAAGTACACGACTAATTGTTTTCTTGCTACAAAAGTTGCATTTGCTAACGAGGTTGCTCAAGTCTGTGATTCTTTAGATGAAGATTATGACAAGGTTGTGGAATACGCCACTAAGGACAATCGACTGGGCAACTCACATTGGTCTGTTCCGGGGCCTGATGGCAAGAAAGGGTTTGGCGGCAGTTGTTTTCCAAAAGACCTTAACGCATTCATACAGATGGCAGGAGACCTTGATGTGTATTGTCATACTTTGCAAGGGGCATGGCAAACTAATTGTAAGGTTCGTCCAGAAAAAGATTGGGAACAACTTAAAGGCAGAGCGGTTACTTAAATGGAACTTATATTAGTCACAACAACAACTGAAGACTGGAATAGTTTTGAAAGTGCAAAATCTTTTCAAGACTATGCTACATCCATAGGTTGGTGTCGTTCTACTAATCAAAGTTATGATATGTTTTTTGAAAGATTGCAGCAATGGGAAGACAACCTGTCTCCTTCTTTCTTTGAAATTCGACATCGAATGAAAGAGATAGCTGAAAAAAATTGGGCAAGATTAGACTGCGAAATCTATCGTTCTGATAGAGGCAGTTATTTTAACAAAGACACCATCATAATTATTTCAGACGACGATGATTGGTACAATCCAGCAGTTGTAGAAGATGTCAAAGAGGCATTTAGAGAAAGAGATGACATCGATCTTATTTATTGGGATTGTTGGCAATACTCTACTTTCTCGGTTGAGAAATTCATCAAAAACAATTCTCTTATTGGAAGCAACTGCTTTGCTTTAAGAGGTGGATTTCATTGGAATTGTTATTCAGCAGGTGCTCACACCAGAGTATATGATAATTTCGATAAAGAAAAGATCATGCACCTTCCAAACAAGGAGCTAAGCTTATGGAACGTACACTTGGCTTCTTTTAGCATGTTGCGTTCCATAGCAAAAGAAGACGGGATTGGCAAATTTGGCATTATATCTGATCAAAGAGCAGTCAGGCCCTCAAAGTTTGATTGGGCCGAAAAAGAAATTGAAGAACTTTACTGTTTGATGAGAAGTGTTAACTTTTCTTGATTTTAACGCAGAATCGTGGAATGATGAATTCTCCTGAATCAACTTCAACATGAACTTTTTTGCCTTCTACGGACAAAACAGTTCCACCGTTTAGCTTAAATTCAGCAACTAATTGCTCCGCATCATCATCACATTCTATTTTTTCAATAAGCTTGCCTTCGCTTACTTTTGATTTGACTCTATTGCCAATATATTTTTCATTAGGGTCTGCCTGAAAATTAAAGAAATCAGACATTCCATTCTGGTCTGAAAACCAGTCTTTGAAATCAGATATTGATCTGTATTTAGGTTGTTGTTGTTGTTGTTGTTGTTGTTCCATTTGTGACTCCTTTCTCCTCCGATAGTTCGTCTTCAAAGAAGCGTCTTGCTTCTTCCTTACATTTTATATAGGAAGCATTAACGTATTTCGACCCATTCGAATAGTCTGCCACTTCTACTATGGCGTCTTCTTGATTTTTAATCCAATACAAATTGGCATCTATTATTTCTTGGCTTCTTAAATGTTGTGGGTAACTCCAGAGTCCGTTGTCTAACTGAACTGCGAAATCCCTTTCTTTTTCAAAGGAATCGTCACAGCACATGAGCATCAGCTTTTTTACTTTGAATTGATATGCAAGACCTATGGCCGCACATATAGGGTTTCTATAATCATCTATGTAATATCCAGATTTCCTGCTTGTTCCAAAACTATCTTCCGGTGATGGCTCGTAAACATATACGTCTCCTTTGTATTTGTTTAAGAATTCGTGATTTGTTCTTGATGAAGCCAAGCAAGTAGGATAATATTGAATATCTTTTTTTGGCAGATATCTTAAACATTCTTTATAAGGGTTGTTTGCAATGTATCCATTGATGCTTCTTCTGTTTTCTGCATCAATTTTAGGAGACATCAATTCCCAAAATCTTAAAGCTCCATTTGTGGTCAGTATTGCAACATCTTTTGGGAAGTCTTGCATGTCATGATGTATTTTGCTAAAATTAAACCCATCAGACACGATCACTATCTTGTCAAATATGAGCAATTCATCTGAAACTTGAGGATACTTCACATTTCTTGAAGTATTGGAAAACACTTCTTGATAGTCTTCCTTTGTAAACATGTAGTTCAAAGAAAGAGGTTTAACATTCTTATCAAAATTGCGCACCCACAAGTCCCCAGCACGGATATATTCGTTATTCGTCGAGTGGGGTTTTATGTGCATTTGTGTAACCTGTGTTGTTTAGTATGATAAAAATAATTTTGCCATCAATTAGAAATACATGGAGTTATCATAACGCAATTTCTGCCATCAGCATCTTTGTTTAGAACCTCGTCCATGGTTATTTTAACTTCTATTGGACTACCTTTCCATACCATTTCCACTTCTGGATTTTCTGGCATGATAAGTGGAATTCCAATGTTCTCTGGTATGATAAGAGGGATTCCTTCAGGTGCTTCTAATACTATCCTGTCAGGAATTCCACTTGCGTCAATAATGATCTTTTCAGGAATAGGCTCTGGCATTTCTACCAAGATTCTTGTAGGAATTTCTTTTTCCATTTCAAGCTTGATTGACACACCTTCTGTATCAACCTTGATGCCTTTGCCTTTGTAGACCAAACCAATGTCTTCTGGCAAATCATCTCCATTAAGTCTAATAGAGTTTGGTATCGGAGTTTCTGGGCCATGAATAACGATGTCTGTCGGAATTTTGGCTTCTGTACAATCTAATTTGATGGTGCGAGGCATGTCCGAAGAGTCCACTCTAACATTTGGCATTTTAGGAGGAATGATTCTTATCTCTTCTGGAATTCCCACTGATTCATATTCGACTTTCATTGTTTGAGAGGCTTCAAATAAATCTGCAAACTCTTCTCCGAAGTCTCTTACAATTGCAGGATCGGCTGCAAACATCTCTGGAGTCTTAGCCACTTTAGCCAATGTTAAAGCAACTTCCATTTCTGGAGGAGCACCCCAATCAACTTCCAGTCTTGGAAGGTCTGCCGCATCTAATGTAAGAGCGATGTTAGATTGGGTGATAACCACAATTGTAGGAGGAATTGGTGGATCAATGATAATTGTAGGAGGCACTGGCGGATCGAACACAACAATTGAAGGAATGATGATAGGGCCACCTTCAATTGTTACAATGCTTTGCAAAATTTGTATTGGATTGTTCGAAGTTATAGTCACATTGCTGACCATGTTAATGTCTGGGCCAACAATTACAGATGGTAATGGGCCAATTTGTCCTTCTAATGAGATACAAGGAAATATCAATGGCGGCAAGTTGATGTCCACTTCTGGTACATCACAAGGCACAAAAGTAAAATCTGGAAATTCAGGAATTTCTGGAATTGGTATATCAAAAGACGCCAACACAAGTGCTGGTGGTTCAAGTGGGTTTATACGATTAACTGGAGTTTGAATTATTTCACAATTGTCATTTATCACTGTGATTACTGGATCAATTTGTGCATTTACAGCATAACGATGAGTTCCCTCCAGAATAGCAGTGGTTGCTCCATCCCCGAAACTAAGTGTGATAATTGAAATCAATCCTGTTGGTGCTCCACCAGTTCCTTGTATTTCAATAAGGTATTCTGCAAGCTTGCCTGTCACTGGATCGTCTTCAATGATATTGAAAGTAAAAACTATATCAGGGCAAGTGAAGTCATCAAAGATAATTTTTAGTCCTTCAAGGTTTCTAATTCTCCAGTCTAAGGTGGCCTGTCTTGGATCAAAATTAAAGCCAATGAAATTTTCCGTATTCAAAATCCCATCTACAAGTTGGTTGTGATGCTCGGCAACTACAAAACTTCTAATCCAAGTTCCTTTTTTGTTTAATTTTGTATCTTCGCCACCTAAATTTCTTGCGCACTTTTTTAGTTTGTTTACTTTTCCGTTGACATCTTTTTCAACTGTTTCGTAATAGAGAAGTTCTCCTTCAATGTTGGCGAATCCATTATCAGCCCATATTTCAATTGAAGTTGAAGATACAGGAACAATTTCTATTTCTTGTGACCAAGGCACATTGTCTACACAAATTCTTGCTTCTGTTGTATTGTGAACCAAATACAACTCATGATCTGTATCAATGGCTTTTGGGAAAACTGGAACTGGAGGAAATGTCATTTGGTCCTACCTTTTGCACACCAATTTGATGTTTGTGTGTGACAGTTAGGACACACAAACATCAAATTGTTTGATTTGTTGTTTAAGCAGTCTCCATCAATATGATGTACTTGCAAAGTGATTGGAGATCCCAACCAACTTTCCGAAACTAAACAGTCCTCTGCTTCACATATGTATTTTCTGCCGATTTCTATTAAGCATCTTCTTAGTATATATGGTGTAGTTCTAGTAGAACCTTCTGGTTTAACCACTAAAACTTCTTTGGGAGTTTTGCATTTGGTTCTTGGGAAAATATGTTTTTTGAAATGAGAACAGTCTATTCCAAATTCTTTTATTTTCTGCTTAACAAAAAACTGTGACCCGCCTCCGGGTTTAATCCTTAAATGCTTAGAAACTTCTGACATTGAATTGCTTTTATTAACCACAGGTTCGAGAATTTCCTTAGTGTATTTTGGTATCTTGTAATGTGATGTGTCAATTCCAAACTCTTCAACGAGATTCTTTCCTTTTCTCCAACTGTTTCCATCTGTTTTCCCATATACTTCTCGAATGAAGCTATTAAAAGAACTTGTCTCTTTGGCGATTTTGTCCAATTCTTGTTTTGTGTATTTCATACAATAAGAGAGTAATAGATGGCAAGAAATCGTCAGTAAATTCCTGCTATCCACTGCTCACCGGAAGGTCTACTTCCCATTGATGCAAAGGTTAAGTCTGTTTCGTTAAATTTCAGTAAAGCATTTGGACTATAATCAAAACTTAAATATGCACGTTTATCACTGTCTGATACCAATAACATTGTATTGTCTGGATTATCAAATCCACTAACAGACGTGTCTTGAAGACCACGATAAAGTAATGAGTTAGCTCCGGGGCCACCAGAACTCCATGTTAAATCTACATCGTTAAACTTAGACACAGATCCCGAGTTGTTTAAGAAGAATATTCCTTCACTCATGTCAACAAGCTCTCCCTCTAGTTTTGTTGGACCTTGTATGTCTTGCATCTTTCTGATATTTTCAAATGGAGAACCTACACTTCCTTCTGTACGATAGAAGCTCTTAATTCTAAAGAATGGTCCGACGCCATCGTTTCTGGCAATGTATCCTGATAAATCTTTCCAAGCTGTACGATACACGCTAAAGTGTCCGTTGGTTGGATCACCATCCACATCATAAATAGCCGTGTTTTGCTCAAGCTCATTAGCTCCATTGAGATAATTGTCTGCTGACAGAAGAGCACTTGAAACAGTTAACCCAGTTAGCTCCAAGTCATCTTTTTGTACGTTTGTAAAAGATGTGTTAGGAGAATGTGAAGAAATAGCTCCAAAAACGAATGCAGATGTGCTTCCTGTGTTTATATTGGCCCAGTTCCACTGTCTTGTTATAGAAGGTCTTGTGATGTACGTGTTGTTAAATCCAACATATTCCACAACTCTAATTAACTCTGAACTAGCTGGATCAGCAGCCCCTCTTCCACTTGCCCAATAAAGAAGAGATGCACCACCGCCTCCAGAGGTTAGAGTTCCTCTTTTGGCAAATCCTGTGTTCTTTTTGAACTCTCTTTTTTGTCTTACTTCGTCTGGCATACCTGTAAGAAAAGAATCATTTCTGGATACTGCAAGGCTGCTTGATGGAGTCAACTTAAATGTTTCGCTAATCAGTCCAAATTCATATGATCTTGCACTTGTTCCTGCATCATCGAATAACCACATCCACATGTTTGTGTTTTCAATGATGTCAATTGAATCTTCGTAGGTTGTAATTCGGTAAGCACCAAACTCTGTGTCTACTCTTAGTCTAAGATCAAATATTCCACCAATGGAATATGCAGCTTTAGTATGTGCTGTGTTAGGATGCTGTAAGTCATCTCCAAGATTCCATGTATAAGTTTCTACAGGATCAATTGGATTTCCCATTCCATCTAATTGTTCTCCAGAGAAGCTTGTTCCCGGAGTAGAAGGGTTTTCTCCAGATTCTATTTCAATTTGAATCAATGCGTTAATTGGAGAACGAATTTTTGGAACTGTTGAAAATGGACCGTTGGGAGGAACTCCGGGAGTTGCGTCTTGTGTTGATGTATTCTCGATAAAACGAACAATGGCATCGTCTGGAGCTTGAACTCTAGCATTGATGAAGTCGGGAAGTATAATGGTGTCTGAACCAAAATCATTTTCTACAGTTAAAGACACATCATAAACTCCCGGTTGATGATAAGTCTTCTTTACTTTTCCGCCATCTTCATCAAGCACCAGCACTTCAACTTGATCAGTAGGCACGAAATCACTTACACTAATTGTGCTGAAGTTGGAAATTATAGATGTAGTTTGATCTCCAAAATCCCATGTGAGTTTTGTAGTTCCTGAGTTCCCATCTGTTCCGAGACGAAAGCTCATGTCTCTAAATTCAACTTCTAAAGGAATGTTTCCAATTCTTCTATCAGAAGTAAACCATGCTTTGGGAACAAGAACCAGATTTCTCAAGAAGTTGATTCTTCCTTCTAATGTTGGGCCGAAGGGCACCACATCAGTAGTTCCTTTGATCCCAACGAATTTCTCTATAGCAATCAAAGAGTCTTTAATGTGATTGTGGTGGCGTGCTGTGACATTTATTGTCACGTTGGTTATTCTCTTCAGTTTTTGTGTGTCTTCAAATCCTTCTATGATATCCAAATCTGAAAAAACCAATGTTGTGATGTCAAATGATCCATAATGAAAGGACAAAGCACGTTTATCAACATCGCTGCATTGTTCTGTTAAGGTGATGATTCCTGATGCTGGCATTAAACCAGCCACAAGAACTTCTCCATCCGCTTCTATTGTTTTATCTCCGGGGTTGTAGTCTTTGGATAATCTTAATCTAAGCGCATCATGAACCAAAAATAGATTTTCATCATCATCAAATACGTCAGGGTAATTGGACGCTGTAGGAATCATTCTTTCTCCTTATAAAACAACCAAAGGGTCTTTGAGTTGTATTCTTTTCAATCTTCCGTTTGCGAACTGAATCAATTCAGTTACAAAATATTCTCCGGGCTTGCTATAGATGTGTGTTACATCATGAAAGTCCGAATCCTCTACTGTTGTTGATTGACCATCTCCAAACACCCAGTTTCTTTGAACAACATCTCCATCAGACTGATCAACAAACACAAACTCTTTAGGATCAGTGGCCATCTCTGTAGCGGTTTCAACAGAGTATGGATTGCTTATTGAGTCTACATAAAAGAACGGAACTGATTCATCATTGTCGATGATGATGTATCCTTTCTTTGTTACCACTCCTTGTGCCCCTGTTGAAGTTACAACATTCAACTTTACTGTGTATTCCCCTTCTACAAGATATGTGTGAGTAGGACTTTTTTCTAAAGATGAGCCGCCATCTCCAAAGTCCCATAAGTATCTTACAACGTGACCTGTAGAAAAGTTTTGAAACCTGACTTTCATGGGAGCATCCCCTCTAATTGGGAATGCTCTAAACAAAGGCTTGGGAGCGAGAAACCTATTTTCTTGCTGTTTCAAAATTCCATTCAAAGAAGTTGCAAGAGGTCCAACTTTTATTCCAAGGTCCGCTTCTATTTTAATGATCGCATCTTTGATTGCGTTGTGGTGTTCAGCAACTACTGAATTTGTAACAAAGTTATTTCCTTTTGAGAATTTGGTTTGTCTCGATCCAGCAAAGCCTCTAATCAAATCTTGGAATGTGTTACTTGTTTTCATCCCGTAATAAATCAACTCATGATTTCCAGCGACTCCAATATCTGGTCCGATTCTTATAATGCCTTCATTTGGGAATCCTTCTGTGCTGTCTATTATGACTTGACTGGCAGAATAAGTGATTGAATGTTTAAGAGGCATCTTGGAATTATTAGTGGCCTCATAAAGAATTTCTTTATCATCAACCACATCTGGGAACAAGCTTAACATGCCTGTTGTGTATCCAGCATCTAAGCTCGAAATTTTATCTGCCATGTTTTATCCTTGCGTGTGTGCCTTTATTTCTGCCGTGGGTCTTTTGTCAACAGGTGGTGCTTGTCTTTGTGCAATCATCTGTTGTTGTACATTTTCCAATGCTGCTGTGACATGTTTTTTTACAGCAGCATCATCATGAAGTGACATTACAGTTTTAACAAAATCGGGATCGAGAGGACGTTTAAGAATAATTCTAAGATTGAATTCTTCTAACAATCTTTCATTCCAATATTCTTTCTGTGCAGACTCGTCATCTAAAGATTTTACTTCTCCTACAATCTCCACAATTTTCTCGTATCCAGCAGCAAGAAAACCCATTTCTTCCAAAACGCATTTAAGTTTGTTGTTAACTTTTCTCGATGATTTCACAAGAGCTTCTTTCTCTCTTTGTAGCTTTCTTATATTTATCTCATTTTCCTGAATATTTAAGTCTAATGAGGAATCATCTGCAAAATCCCGTATTTCTCTATTAAGTCTTTCAACCCTAATATCGAATAGTTCAAGATTGTCTTCAGCATCAGCAAGGTCTCTCTTATAGGAATCTACTGTTTCACTTCGGGCTTGCAATTCACGGGTAATCTGCCATAATTGACCTTGCGCTGTGGGTTCTTTGCCTACAATGAATTTTTCGATCTGAAAGAAAGTATGACGATCTGGCATCTCTGCATTCTTTAAGATTTTGTTTGTTTGCTCAATAATTTCTGTTGACATTATTCCTCCGATTTGGGATTATGTTGTGTCTTGCATAAAGGAGTGAAAATTATGGGACTTTTAGATGGTGCTTGGGGTTATTTGTCAGGTCCAATGGAATATGTTGCTGATCATGGTGTTGAATGGCGTCGAAAATTCACACGTTTGGTGTATGAAGCTGAACTTGATGTTGCTTTAATTGATCCGACAGACAAGCCGGGCGGCAAAGACATCAAGATGGGCGAAGACAAAGAAACGCAAGTTGCTTTGCAAGCCAATGGTAAGTTTAAGGAATTACAACAATATGTAGGAAAATACAGAAGATTTGACCTACGATTTGTTGATCAATCTGATTTTTCAGTTGCAGTGATAGACCCCACTGTCCCACAGTGGGGAACTGGCAATGAAGTCTACATGGGGGAAGATCAACATAAACCTGCATTCTTCATCTGTGAAGGTGGTTTGTACAATCTTCCTCGCTGGTTATTTGACGTTATTGAAAAGATCACCGAGGATGACCCTAATAAGGCTCTCAGTGAAACCAACGTCTATGAGTCGGTGGAAGATGTCATTGCAGAATTGGTGCTCTTAGACAGCGGACAGAAGCCTCTCAGCGATGAATGGGTTCTAGTCAGGCGTGAGATTGAGCGTAGGGCCGAAGAGAACAAGAAAAAATACTCAAAACCCTAATTGCTTCCAATCTAATTTTTGCATTGGAGGCAATTGTCTGGGATGACGGGTAACAGTTATCCTTGGCACAGAAGCATCTCTAAATCTCCAAGTGGCTTCAAGTCTGACAGGCTCGTCTTCATGTGCAGAGTAAGACATGCTTACAAGTGTTGTATCGTGATATTCCACCGAGTGGCCTGTGCCTAGACCTACTTTAATTGTAGGTCTGGGATTTATTGGCACAGCAACATTTGGACTAACATGATGTATTGCTGTTTCTATTAGCTCATTCACTTCTGGAAATGTAAAATGCAAATCTCCAAATCTCATTTGTTGAACCGCCAGCGGCGGCTCCATTCCTGATATTTCTGCTTCCCATTCTAATTCAAATGATTCAACTGGAAGTCTTTCTGTGATAGCAGTTTCTTCCTGAAACATTTGAAAGGTTAAATCAAAACCTGCCAAAGTCATATCACCCTCATTCCTACTATTCCCTTAAATTTAGCATCATGTTCTAAAGCAGCAGCAGTCCACAAGAACTTTGCCATTTCAAAATCATTCATTCCTTGCTTTTCCAACGCACCTTCTGTGAAGTTTCCAACCTTCTTAAAGAAGTCCCTGTTTATTAGAACTCCATTGAATGATCCAGATATGAAATCATAGCGTTTTTCTACAACTGGAAACAAGATGTCTTTTTCACTTGTTGCAAATGTTGCAAACTTTCTTTCTAAGAAAGCAGGAATTCTACTTCCTGCGAACATGATAAATCCCCATTCATGTTTAACACGCTTCATGCCAACATTGACAAGACTGGTGATTGTGTCTTTGCCCTTCCAGATAGGACAATGCTCTTTCATTTCCTTGACTTCTTTAGGAGTTGTGTCTCCCGGTACGACAGCGATGCACTCTCTGTCATATGAGTGATGACGTACACCTCCTACGCTATTCCTTAAACCCCCAGAATTTCTGTCGGGGCAAAGGATGATAAATCCTACATCCATGATTAACTTTCTTCTTAGACAAGCGAGATGTCATAATCGACTTTTATGATATCATCATCTGTGATAGCCGTTGACAATTCGAATGCGCCGTTGGTGGAATCAGATGTGAAAGCAATCAATGTCCATGGATCATCAACAAGCGGACCCGGAATATAAACGCTATCATCTTCAAAGATTCTGACTCCATTGATTACAATTCTTAAAGACTCATCAATGTATGCAGAGGCAACAGAGTTGACTTTGTAATTGATGTAGTCTGGAGTCACCAGATTGACGTGTACCGGGGTTTTTCCATAGTTATGCTGGTGAGCAGCACTGGCCGGGAACGTCATATGAAATTTAAGGATATCTGGTGCTTCGATAGAGGGAGTAATTGTACTCGACGGTTCAATTTTAACCGTGCCACTATCGAATGTAAGTAGACTACTACCATCTGAGTTTATGCGCAAGGTCAAATCTGTTGCTTCATCAGCAACCAAGTCTACTTTGGCCGATTGTGCTGTTGACATTCTTACAAATGCTGATCCATCTGTGTGATCTTCAATGTTGTGTAATGCCGTATCAATAGCAGTTGCTTTAAGACTTCCATCTTGCTCTATTGATTGATTAAGACGATTTGCTACAGAACCGGCTGTGCCAATAGCGTCTCGCATTTCTTCAAGAACATCGTCTAAGGCCAAGTTAATGAGATTTTGGCGAGTGATAATGTTCTTTAACGGTAGATTGTCTATCTCCCAATGATACGGATCATTGGGTTGATAGAACACTTCTGGGATTAGTTCAATACGTGGCAATGGTTCTCCTTCAGAACACGAGATACTGTGCTCTGATTGATATTTAGTCTTTCAGCAATAGCTTTTTGGAAAACCCCATCTTCCTTTAACAGAACAATTTGGGACTTAGTTTCCTTTGTGAGACGAGGCTTACGTTCCACATTTATCTTCTTTCCAAGATGAGACCAACGATCACCAGAAAGTATTACAGAAATATTGGCTTGTGATATGTCAAATTTCTTAGCAATCTTCTTCTGTAGCCACCCTTTGTCTCGCAGCTTGAAAATTTGTTTGATATTCGCTTCTGTAAGCTTGGACAAAGAATGTGTTTCTCCTTGGTGGGGTTTCTTGTCGTAAGTCTCTGTGTCAACCTTGTACTTAAAGCAGTCCCACTCAATGTGTGGTTTGATCATTTCCATAAAGTCAAAGTAATGATCTCTGCCAATGTAAATTTTGTATTGGTCTTTCTTGCGTGCTTTTTTCTTGTGGCTTTTGATTCCGAGGTCTTTGTCGAGTCTTTCTATAAGGAAATCAATTTCTTCAACTGTAAACCCTTGTGTGTTCAACTCAATATTGGCATCTTTTGGATTTGCTGATCCATCATCCATGTGCCACACACAAAGTGTGAGCGGAGTTAATTTTACATCTCGTGGGACTATTTTGGTTCTCTTCACTGTCCTTTCAATAAGTTCCATCTTATACCATCGTTCATCCACTTCATTCCAAATTTCTTCCATATGAGTTGTGAAAGTGTAGCGATGATAAGTCTTTCCTCCTACACCCTTAAATGACATCGGTTTAACACTTGACGAAAAATCTCCGAACATCTTCATGTGCCAATCCATGTATGTTTGTTTGTCGTCACCTCTGTGATCTAATTTTGATTGTGCTTTTTGAAACTTTTTGTTTGAAGTTTTAAGACTATTTTCAAACATTTCTTTAACACCAACATCTTTAAGCACTGTCGTTGTTCCTTCATTGATTATCCTTGTGGCTATTCGATGCAAGAAATCATTATGCTTGTTCTTGGTCCAAATTGTTGCATCTCCAAGAAGAGACCCATCAATCACTTGTTTCTGTTCGTTTGTAAACATTACATCTCCTTTTTAAGATACTTTATTATAGTAAAAAGAATATGTAAATTACAATTAGTTTTGTATTTTTGGATAAATTTGTGAATTACACAAAGTTTAACCTCCAGTTGAAACTGATCTGCATGTCTGCCGTCTTATTCAGGTCTGGAAAAGTTGTCATACTGAATAAATCGCCATTTGCCATTTGCAGGGCCATCTCATTCAATGTCAGCCCAACACCTTCACTAAACAGAATAACGGACGTGAAGATGACCTGTGCAGCCACAGAGGTATCTGAATTAGCCAACGCTGGCTTAGATACTTGAGTGACACCAAAAAGACCATTTCTTCCAGCATTTACTACTTTCTTGACCCCGCCAGTTGTTCCTGCATCTCCAAAAATCATTCTGGTGACATAGAAGTCAAAGCTGCTGCCAATCTGGTTGGCGAGACCATTGGCAAGTGCAAGACGACCAGTTGTTAACACTGTGTTGTGAACTGTTATCACTTCCCCATCGCCATCTTTGTATTCAATGCAGATATCTACTTCCCCTTGGGGTTTTACTGATTCTTTAATCATATTTCACCTTCTTGAGTCTCTCCATCTAATGTTTCTATCACGAATGAGATGCTTTCTTCAGCAGAAACATTCTCTTCCATTCCACTTCCCGGATTTGTTGACAAAGCAACAATTGCAGTGTTTTGGTCTATTTGATCGAACACTTCTCTAATAATCACGTCTTTACCATCACGATCTAAATGATCAAAAACTGTAAATCCAACATTCATTGAATCTTTGGTAAACTGAACCAGCGAATAAGCCACCGCAGTACCTCCTGCAATCAATGTTGTCCAAGTTTGTTCTTTACCAGCTAAAACTACATTTATTCCATCCCATTCTTCAATTCTATAAAAATCATTACCTATCTTAAACATGAAGCTTTCTTTGAATCTGTCTTCATCTGTAAGAGGGGCTACTGGATTAGTTCCGTTAATGATATTGAATTCTTGTTCGTGGTCGCTGAATGTAGTTAAATGCAACCCTTTGTAACCAAATAGTCCAGTTGCTTTATCCACTAATTTTCTTCTTGTATCTATGCTAGTTCCAACAACATCGCCATTCGTCCATTCAGCGATCCATAATTTGTCTGGATCTTGGAATTTTAGTATTTCATAGTCCAATCCATCATTGTCATAATGTAGGAAGTCGCCAGCTAAAATGAATTTATCTCTATCCACTGCAAGATCAGGTGCTTTAAGGTTTACAAACCCACGTCGTGTCACATCTAAATCTCCAGTTGTTCCTGAATCTATTGTTGCATCAAGATCATTGAGAAGAATATAAGTGATTCCGGTTGTGTCTGTAGTGGGGAAAGTGCTTCTGCTTTCCAAAACAAGAACTCCATCTTGCACGTCTTCTATCTCATAAGCTGTGGAGTCGAATCCCGGAATTAGCACCTTCCACGCTCCACCAGTATAATCTGGAGTATGAGTGGAATCCCACTGAGACTTTACTCCTAAAGATGAAAAGTCAACACTACTGTCTGAGAACTCAATCAAGTCATCTTGAATGATATCTGCAATGCTTTGCTTGAATAGTATGTTCCATAAATTGAATGTAAAAGGAGATTCGTTTAATGGTTCAATGGCACCGCCGCTTAGTCTTGCAACGTGTGGATTACCATCTAGCCTATTGTTTGTTTCTCCCAAGGTGTACGTGCCAGCGTTTGGAGAAGGTGCAAGAACTTCTAAAATGTGATTGAACACAGCAATACCCAATCCATCAAGTTCTATGTCTGGGGAAATGAAAGCAACGTGATCGTTATACCCAGTTCCTAACTTCCCAGAAAGCACTGTGGTCTTGGTTGCCAAATCTTCTCTATCAATTACAAATGATTGGCCGGGCAATCCACGATCCATTATTCTGTTAAAGAAAGGATTGGATTGGCCGGATAAAATGTATTGTGTAAAGTCTATGTTGACCAACACTTCGATATCTTCTGTGGGAGATTGAACAAATTCATTAACCTCACCAGAGAAGTTGATTGAGTGAAGTTGAGCATGAAATGGCATGTATTCATCAAGAATATCTTGTGCTTCTATCAATCTGTCATTATTTAACTCTTCAATTCCAACATCAACCATGTAGCTGCTACTTATACAAGCACCACATGGATCAAGGAAATCACGATTTATTTGACACGCATCAAATGATGGGCGAGTGCTTCCATTGTATTCTTCCATATTGTAGATGTTTTCTGAATATGGGAATTCAGTTCTAATGAACCCAAATACAATGGGATCAGCAAAAGGATGTCTTACAGGTATAAGAACATCAAACAATGGATCTTCCTCCTCGATCAATCTTACATTCCAATTTTTAGGAGGATACTTTTGACTTCCTTCATCTCTTTGATCTTGAAGAGGCAATGAAAGAATATAATCTTGAAGAGTTTGTTCTGAGGTATCGGGAACTTCTTTGTATTCGTATTTAACTCTAAGAACATCTCCTTTGATTATGGTAAGAGGGCTTGATAGTTGCTCTCCAATCCATGTCATTTTTACAATACAGTCTTCTACTGAAAAACTGACATAATCTTTGTTCAAAACAGTGTATGTGCTAGAGCCTTCTTCCCTTAAGTATAATGCAAAATTTGCATCGTCAATTGGAAGAACTATATCGTCTTTCTCTAGTTGGAATACTGTGTCTGCTGTACTGTCAACATCAAAAGATTCTTCCCATGTATAAGGAGATGTTAATTGCCAGAATTGAGTGTATTTATTTAACTCCATTCCGCACATTGCGTAAGCGTCTTCCAGTCCTTCAAGAGTTCCCTTTTTCTTAAACACAGGTATGGCTTCTTTGATTTGACGACGCCAAAGCGTAGGATCGGAAGACCTTAACCTAACATCAAACAAATTAGACAAATATGCGAGCATCGATTCATGTAAAGCATTTGAATCAAACAAGTCAATGATTTGATTTGTTAGGTCTTCAAGGAAAGTAAATCCCTTGGCAACAGCTTGATTCAGTTTATCAGTAGAGTCTGGAGTTAGGTCTCCTTCACATATGACGTTTTTATACATCTCTGGAAGGTATCTCTCCAGTAGTATCTCGTATTTGTCTGTTGCTGTAACATGTGTTGGAATTGATGTCACTGCACGTGGATCACCATCAATTTTGAATGGCAAATGAGCCGACAAGCTGCTTCCTGCTGGAAGCGGAGTCCAAGTCCAGCAGATGAAGTAGTCTCCTTCACGGACCTTTCCCATTGGATGCCACTCATATGTAAAGTGACCAAATTGTGGATTGCCATCAGCGTCTTCTGGAACTAAATCCAAGTACGCATTAGTTGTATCTGTAGAAAGCCAAGCTGGAAACTCATATGTCCCTACAATTTCTACAGGTGTTCTTTCTTTGTAAAAGAACTTGCTGACTTGTGTTGTGGCAGCTAGATTTGCTTGAGCTTGATCCAAGAGTTTTTTGTTAGCGACTGTAGGGTCTCCACAAAACGCTTCTTGCGCAACTTGAACAGCGACTACAAGGTTTTCATCTTGAGCCGAACTATCATATTCCCCAAAATTTGTTCCCAGAAAATCTCGTTCTATAAAGTAGATGGTTACATTGTCTACTTTATACGGATCAGCGGTAAAACAATTTGAGCTATCAGGTGTCTCCAATTCAAATAGGATAACATCTGTAGTTTTAGGATTTTCTGTTATTTTTTTTGCTGTTGTCATTATTCAAATTCAAAATTTATTTCAATTGATACAGGTCTAATTATTTCAAAGAACTTTGTAGTCACAGTCTCTCCAGAGTTGGTTGCAACATCTGTTTGGAAATTGAAATCAATACTAGCAATTTCTTTAATATCAGAAAGTTCTTTAAGCAAATCTACTGATCTGAGTGTTTTTTCATAATCCCAATTAGGTAGTAAGAAAAATCCGACAGTTTTTCTGTCTACTCTTTCTCTGTATTCATCTTCAAATTTTCTGTAGAATTTATCCATAGTGACATCGATAGTCACATCTACTTCTACAACAACTCCATCTCGAATACAAACTTTGTCTGTAATCATTTTTTTGGCATCTATTGATTCTTGTAGTTCAATTTTTAATTCGTTGTTTGTTTCTGCTAAACCATCATCTCCGTCTGCCCCAAGAATGTATAAATCTACAACATTGGCGGCACATCCATAGTTTCTTAGTATTGCTTTTGACTTACCAATTTTTCCATTGAACTCTGTAGAGAATTGATCAGTAAATGCTTCATAATCATCTCCTGCCACAACACGATTTTGAGTTCTTAACCAAGCGGGAAGATTCCTTTTGATATCTTCAATAGAGTCTCCTTCATATCCAAATTCTCCTCGTGTGAAGTTCACAAATGAAACAGGAACATTGAAATCAAAACCTGTTGCAGAAAAGTTTCTTTGTAATGCAACTGCATTAGTTACAATGTTTCCAGATACTCCTCCACCAGTTCTGTATGTGATTCTTATTTGAGACGAATCTGATGGTATTTGACCCGCTCTATTGTTTCCAAAGAGTACAAATGCGTTGTACAAGGAATCGTATTCAACACGAAATTCTTTACGAGGTTGTGAGTCTGTAAAGAAATTAACTTGCTTCCATTCATTGCCATCTATGTTAACTCTAATTGAGTTCCAAATTACAGGGCCATCTGTAAGATTTACGAATTGATTGACACTGCCGTCTCCAGTTTCACTCTGAACTACTGTTAATCCTTCAAGTCCAATAACACTTGTGTTCAAAAAATTACCGGCTGTAATCAATATGTCTTCGCCAAAAATTGCATTGTTGTTTTGATCAGCAGGAAATAGTTCAATTGTTTTAGGACCATCTTCTGTACTGATATCAATTAGTTGTGGTGCAGGTATTACTAAATCTGTTGCCAAGACGTTGTTTATGGATACAGACCAAAGTGATCTCGCACCAATTGGAGGTTGAGGCTTAAATCCAACTAGAATAGATAATCTAAATGCGTTGTCTATTTCACTAACTGTGTCAATGAATATTTCATTTGCAATTTGATCCATCTTAAAGGATAAAGTGTCTGCAATAAACGCCCAATTTTCAATTAACATAATTGCTAAATCAGACTCTACGAAGTCACCAAAATCATTTTCAAATTTTTCTTGAATGAAATCAAGCAAACGAGATTTCATTGACCAAAAATCTTGATTAGTGTAATTAAGATTGTTCAAGTTTGGAGTCTTAATTAAATTTGATTTATCAAATGGTGTAATGTCAAAAGGACAATTCTGAAATGCCATCTAATCTCCTATGCAATTGGAAGTTGTAATGTTAAAGCTTCTAATTCGGTTATATTCTCTGGATCGAAAAATTCTATCTTAATTGACAATATATGTTCTAAATCATCTTTTGGATCATCAGGATGTAAATCCTCTGTATCTATGCTGTTTGACACTTGTATGTTTTCTAATACTATTCTTGGTTCCCAATCTGATATAGCTTTTGATATCATATTTCTGGCTTTGTTTTTTAAGTCAAAGTCGTTTGGGTCAAAGAACAACTCTCTTAAAGGAGTCCCAAATGTTGGTAACATCACCCTCTCTCCGGGATTTGTAAGCAAAAGTTGTAATAAATCAGCTTTTATCTGATCTACTCCCTTCTTTTGAGCAAGTAATCCCCGATTTGTTTTAACTAATGGGTACTGTAATCCTAAAAATTTGTTTTCCATGATTCTCCTTAAATTTGAGGAACTCCTCCACCGGGTGGATCAATTTCGCCAATTGTTCCTCCAGTGTTTGGATCAACATTGTTTCCTTCAGGCTGTTCCATAGCGTGTCCCGGAGGTGCTTGAGCTTCTGGTGGTAGTGTTGTTGATCCTCCTTCGTCTTCTACACAACCTTTGCCCTCACATTTTGCCATAGCCGCAGAGTAAGCAGCACAATCGCCGCCACAAGGAACTTGACATGGATGATAGGCTGAAGCAAACACACGTTCGCTCATAGCTTTTTCAGTCCAGTGTAATATCCCAGTTAATGGACAAAATACAGGACAACGAGCCACGATGACGTTGTAAAGACAAGGCCCACAACACTTCTTCCCCGGAGGTGGAGGACAATCACGTCCAGCCATAAGGAGAATTTGTTTTTCTGCGAAAAATATATGTAGTTCTCCACTGTAGCGAAAATGAATATCTTCCGTAGCTGTAATGAATTTCTTAGATACATAAGTGAATTTATCTGAAGGATTACATTCTAGGTCTCCAACAATAACAATATCCATATCATGTGTTTGTCTAATTGAGTGGCCACCAGCACGTAGGAACACGATTCCCGGCTCTCCTTTAGGTCTTCCTTGGAATCTTAGGATGTGAGGCCCTCTACAAGCCTTGCAGTCATCACAAGCATTACACTTCTCATCTGTTTGAGGATCAACGCACTGAGGATGCAAAATTTGTATCCACTGACTTTGAGTTTCTTCTTGTGAGAAATCATCGTTGAATCTCATCTCTAATCCATATCCAGATCGGATTTGAACGTAAGCCTTTGCTGCTTTGGCTTGCGGTATTCCACCTTCGCAACGACAAGGGCCACATTGAAGATTCAATTCATCAACCATATTGATTTGATGGTTGCTTGTACTTTGCATCCATATGCCACGCTTTTCTCCAGCACAATCTGGAGGGCATCTTTGGCAACCATCATCACTGGAATGAGTTCTGACAGTGTGATCGTTCATCTCAATCTTGTTGCCATTACCAGTTTTGAGCTTAATGAAGTTTTGGATTCCTCTAACTTTTGAAGGCTCTTCAACATCTGTCATTGCAAATGAATGACCTGTTGCTGACTTTTGCCAAAACATTCCAAGGTACTTGTCGTTACAGCCAAAATCAAATGGTTTAGTTGATCTTTGCCATTCTGGTTTTCCTCGTGGCTCTTCTACTGAGTCATCCATGACCATTGTGTGGCCACTGATGGACAGAAATTGAATTCCCGTTTGTGGCAAAGTGCATTTATTGTTCTGAGGAGTTCCGGGACCGGTGTATGCTCTGCATTCATTCCAGTGTTTATAGCTTTTGTTTTTGCCACCTTGTGACCCTGTGTATTTTGTTCCATCTGGAATAACTCCTGCAAACTCTGCTCCACATCCTTCTTTTCCGGGAGTTCTTGAATGTCCCCCAAGAATCTTAGAACATTGAGTAGGGTCGTCGCCTTCACAATTTGGCTCACATTGAGAAGCACCTTCTTTTGGCTTACCATGAATATCTGTAAAATATGGTTTGTCTCCATCATGATCAGAACAGGGATTTATACTACTAGAACTTGATCCACCAGTTTCTCCTGCTGGACAAAGAGGATTGGTCCATTGACCACCATAATGAAGATGGTCGTCCTTGAAGATCATCCAGTTGCCGCAACCTGATTGAAGCTCCAATCTTTTCCAGCGACGGTTGCATTTGGCATTGCCGTCCACCATTTTAAGCATATGCTTTTCTGGTGTTTTGAAACCATAGATGTGAGGATAAGTTATGTTTCTTTGTTCTTCGGTGTCTTCAATGAATTGCTTACTATCATCTATATCCAGACCGTTATAATTTTCTGTATTCCAAGGTGGAAGGACTTGATGACCGTCATTCGGGTTACTGCCCGGTCCATGAAAATATCCATTTCTATCTCCCGCAGATACATCTTGAAATTCTTTTGTTGGACCTATAAGATCCTCGCCGCCCGGACCTCTATCCCTGTGCCATGTTGTTCCAAGATAAAAAGGAGCTTCTCTATTTCCCCCCTCGAACATTATCAACAAAGTAGATCCAGCAGGAGGCACCCAGTTTAATCCACAATCGTCAAATCCTCCCATAGAAGAACAAGGTCGAGCAAAAGGAAGTCCGAGCAAAGGAGTTTTTGGATCATGTAAATATGGAGAATAATATCTAACACGATTTTCTTTCCAAGGGTCAATTGTGGCGACACAAATTGCTCTTGTAAGATGATTCAATGTTGATGCTTGTTTGTGCTTTTTCCATTTTCTTCTACTAGAAATTCTTGTTGCTGCACCAATGTTTCCTACAGATTTTTCTAAAGACCCAATTCGATCATAAAGTTGCTTGATGATTTCTACATAATCAAGGTCTTCTCCATATCCAGAAAATTGTCCTGTTCCTTGTGTTTGTTTAGCCATTTTTTATCCTTAATTATGAACAATTAGCAGGAGTCCATCCATTTGACCATGTTCCACCTATTGGTGCCCATAAACCTGCATGTTGATCAGTGTCTCCATTCATTGATCCCGGTGCTGCCAAAGTAAGAGAAAAATGAGTTGTGTATTTTCCTAATTCAATTTTGTGAGTTACATGTTTTACCATCCATCCCGGATTTGATAAAATGTTGTTACATGAATTTCCAGCAGTTATATTCCAATCCTTGTTTCCACTTTTTTCTGTATTTATATGAAACGGATTTATGACTGTGATTGCCAAAAATCTACTTTGAGTTTGTATTGGATTTAAGGTTGGGTCTCCAACAACTACCAACTCTGCGGCAATTGCTCCAAAGTTTAATCTATAAGCGTTGATTGCTTTGTTGACTCCTTTTTGTCCTTGGTTTACGCTGTCAGCGGCGAATTGATTTAGAAGAACTTCATTGTCTGTAATGTTCATTGGATGACCTGTTCCTTTTTGAACTGGTCTTAACAATTTAACACAAGGTCTTCTTCCGGGCGACTTTCCCCCTTCTTCAACTCCCTTAAATGAGTTAGTTTGCTGGTTTCCCATTGATCCACCAGAAGATTGCAATAAAGCAAAATTCCATTTTATCTTAGGGCTAAATTCCAACACAGGACTGGCATCTCCACCATTAACAATATAGTGGCCTATGTTCTTAGACAAAAAGAAATTTGTATCTTTATCAACACATTCTGGATTTGTGTCTTCTAAAAATATTACTTCTCCTCCCTCTACATTTGGGTTATACCATGGACGCCAACCCAAATCCTTGTCTGTTGGCCAACTTTTTAACCAACTCATTACTGCTGTCATTTTATCTTTACTATTTGGAGGGAATTTGTCTTTTGGTCCTCTGCCCACATCATCCTTGCCTTCATCTCCACATCTTTGTTTGAATCCACAATCTTGTAATCTTGATCCATTCTTAGCCCCAACCACTCTGGCAAATCTAACTTTTGCAACATTTGGTTTAACATCTTTTGTTAGAAGCTTTTCAATTGCATCCATTAAACATAGTGGTTGATCGTCAGTTCCCTGTACTGCTTCTACATAACCTTCAGTCATAAATGTAGCCAAGCCTGCAAATTCAAGTTGTGCGATAAACTTTCCTTCGGCATAATTTGTATCTATTCCTAAAATGTATCCATGATAACATTCAGATGCGGCTGTGGGATATGAATTTGGACATCCTGATTTAACCCAACCAAACTGAATTTTTACTTTTGGATTGGTTGAAGCGCCATTAAGACATTGAAAGTCAGTGATTAAGTTTTCTGCAAACCTTACAAAGTTTCCACCTTCTATATCATGTATGGTAATGTTTCCTTTCATTCCATCTGTCCAACCTATTTCAAAGGTTTGAATTACGGCTGTGTTTGGAGGAAGAGTTCCCGGAGATGACTGATTGGATACTGATATCTTATTTCCAATTCTACCTTTTCTGCTAAATTCAATTAAAACCCATGGAGCGAGAGTGTTTCCAGATTCTACCCCTTTTGTAGTAAAGCCCATGTTCTCTGGAACTCTAGGACATCCTACTAACGGTTTCTGATATTTTTGTGATGTTGATCCGCCACATGGAGCTTCTTTGCTTTGGAAAAACAATCCTGTTTGGGACGGATGCGTAGGAGGAGTAGAAGGAGGCGTAGGTGTTGCCATTATAACCTCGCTTCGATGTCTGGAAGAATAATTGTTTTACCTGTTTTGAATTGAAATACATCTTTCATTTTGTTTGCTTCAAGTATTCTCCACCAACTATCAGGAAAACCATAAAAATCAAAAGATACTAAGTCTGGTCTGTATTCAACTCCTTTTGTTATTACCATGATTTGTTCGTTACCTGTTCTTTCATATGGAATTCTAATGTAAAGATCATATGTGATAAATCTTTGCTCTCCATAGTAAATTACATTTTGGTTTCTGAGATATCTGCTATTTGCAACAGCTACAGAATTTGTTGGGATTCCACTAGGTTCTATTTTTTGAGTCATGATTACCTTCCTGTTCTGTATATTCTATTTGCCCAAGGTAAATCTTCAGATGAATACACAGTAAGCCATGATGTTTCTAAATCGAATCTGTAAGGAGTAATTGTCTCTGCATCAAATGCTACTTCTGTTGGAAATTTAACACTGTAAGATTGCAATATCACACAAAGTTCTTCTGCGTCACCTTGTTTTGCTGGATTTCCTGTAAGTAAGTTACCGCATTTGATTCTGCATACAGTTGGCGGTCTATAAGGTGCCCCTGATATTCCTTCTCTTGGATATACAGCACTCTGAACGGCTCTTAAATCTGCAATGTTTCTATTTACATTTGCTCTTTCTACAGCAAAAAAGTGCAATTGAATATTTATTTGTCTGTCTCCAGAGTGTGAATATGTGTATAACGGAAATGCCCTTCCAATTATTGCTTCGCTGTTATAAACAGCAGACTTTGTATCTGACACATCTGGCAAGTTATCTAAGCAAATTCTATGAGTTCCTGCCGGTGCTCCTACGCAGCCAGAATTTGCTCCATTTAACGGGATGTCAATATAACAATTTGGTATTACGTTTAATGTTCCATTATTTGTAGCTTTCATATTTCTCCTTAACCGTAAATTCCAGTTCCTTCTGTCGTGACTGTTCCAAATTGATCATCAAAGAATGATAATCCCCAACTTGGGTCCATTTTGGACATATCGTTTATATCAAGACCACCATGTTGAAGATGTTTTTGTTTTTTACCATTTGATTCAATTACTTCCGGTCCACTTCTTGGTCCAACTCCTCCTCCGACTTTCGAGTCAATTGAAGCGAGCAATGCAACCATCTTCTTCATATTTTCTGATTGCTCTCCTAAGAGATAAGCCCCAACTTCATCCATCCCCGGAATAATAGAGCTACCTTGTCCCAAATCCCCATATTTTCTTGCTTCAAGACCTCTTTCTAGTTGGGCTCTGTTTGTCATTAAGGTGTTGACAATTCCTTTTGTATCTTCTGTATAATCCATTCCAGTCACATGAGCATCTCCAGTAGCATGTTCATTTCCAGTGACATTCCCTGCTGACTCTAACCAATCCATGGTTCTTGCCAAAGAGGTTTCAATTGATGATCTGCTTTGATCATCTGAAGATGAATCATGAAGCTTGCTTAGCTCATTGACAGAGTTTTGAGATGATCCTGCTGAATGAGATGATCCTGTGACTCTTGCAATGTATTCAGCAACAGATTCTCTTTTGGCATCATGTATGTTTTCTCTATCAAAAGCACCTGTGTTCAAAGCGTTGGTTACATCTGTGGAAGAACTGCTTTTACTTTTTTCTTCAACAGAAGATTTAAGACCTTCTCCAATACCAAGTGCAGTTCCTTCTCCAGTGCTCTTATAGGTGTCAGAAAGAACTTGTGTGCCTTTCTCCCAAATTGATTTAACGAATCCTATGATTCCTTCACTTGTGGCTTCTTTACTTTGGTCTTTAGCAAATGCACCTGTATTGGTGAGGGTTGTGTTGCCTGTTGTTTTTTCCGATTTTTCTTTACTTATCATTGACTCTTTGAGTCTTTGCATTTCGGAAGCTACTGAATCATTTGTTGTTCCTGTTTTTAAGAGATGTTCTTTTTGATAAGACACGAGTGCTTTTAGCTTCTCAAGTTTCTCAAGCATTTGTGGAGATGGCTTGCCGCCGTCTTTTACAACTGAAGATGATCTTATAGACATCATCATGGTTTTGACAGATTTATCCATTTCGGAAATCATTGCTTCTTTGCTTTGACCTTTGGCAAAAGCTCCAGTGCCAACCATTGTTACAGAACTGCTTACAAGTCTCATGTCTTTGGCAATGGACAAAACTAAATCCATAATTCCAGAAACAAGAGATATCATTCCGCCTGCACCACCAGTGCCGCCTGCTCCTCCAACTCCAACTCCAACTCCAACTCCACCTGCGGCGGCGGCGGATGCTGAGCCTCCTATTCCCGTTCCTGCTGTGCCTCCTATACTTTCTGCAATTGCTTTAGATGTTCTTGCTACACCGAATAATACATTGGAAACTCCTGATCTAATATTTTCCATAATAGATGATCCACCGGCTACTCCTGCTACTCCTGCTCCTCCTGCTCCACCTGCTCCTCCTGACATGTTGCGACCAGATAATGTTCTAATGTTGTCTGGATTACTGACAGCAGCCAAAGAACCTGCTCCTGTAGCACTGGCTATTGCAACTTCTTTAGAAAGTTGATCTACAACAGAAGTTACAGCTTCTTTACCTTGCTTTTTGTCGAACGCTCCAACTCCAACTAATGTTACAGAACTTCTTATTGCTCTAATATCTTTGGCTATAGACAATACTAGGTCCATCATTACAGCCATGACTGAAATCATGTTTGAGCTTTTTGATGGTTTTCCATCATCAACTCTACGAGCCATATTTCTAGGATCATCTGATGATCCAGTTGTCATTGCTATTGGCTTGCTTCCAAAGTTATAAAAACTTTCCTTCAATCTATTAAATGAACTTTCAAGTATAGAACCTAATCCTTTGGTCCCTTCTTCTCCTGTTCCCCATTTTGTTAAGTCAGCCATAAGACTTCCGCTTTTGTTAGTTCCTTCTCCCTCTTCTGCAATGCTATTGGCAGCGGCGATAGAAGCTTTAGAAGGAGTGTGACTTCCTCCTAATGCTTCAAGTATCTTAATGAGAATTGCTTCACAGTGAGCATCATGAGTGTAAATGCTTCCCGGAGTGACCATGGCTTTGTTTGCTTGGTCTGCTGCTACCTTTGCTGGCCCATGCTCTTTCATGCTTTTTGACAAAGCTTCTGATCCAGCTTCTTTGCCTTGTTTATTGTCGAACGCACCAACTTGTCCCAGAGTTGCATCTACAGGGCCTTTTTCTTTTTCTTTATCTGTGGAAGCGGATGATACGGCATCTAATATTGATGTTCCGGTGTCTTTGTTTTCTACGGCAGAAGAAAGTGCTTCGGATGCTCCAAGTTCTGCTTTTTCTGCTACAGCTTTAGCGAGTGTTTTTTCTGCTACAGCTTTCTCTAATAAAGCTTTTTCTCTTTCTTTCTGGAGTCTTGCCATGTCCCCTTCCATTGTGGATAGTCGGCGTTTTCCAGATTCAATAGATTTATTCAATGCACGAGCATGTGGGTTTACACCAAGCCAGTTGGTGGTGTTTGCTCGTTCGTTGGCGTCACTTCTAAGGTTGCTCTTAGCACCTTTAAGTGTGATTTTCTTCCCAGCAATAAGACGGTCTATTTCTTTAAGACGTTCTGTTGGATCAGGGACACCTTTGGTGAATTTGTCAATGATTCCCGAAGTTTGTTTGCTGTAATGACTGTCGAAGCTTTTCAACCTCTCATCCATTTGATCAACTTCACGATTCGCAGCGTGAAGCACCTTGGTAACTTCCGCTCCGGCTCCAACTACCGCTCCAGCCGCCGCTCCGACAGGACCAGCCGCCGCTCCAATCAATGCACCACGAGCCGCTGCTCCCAAAGCACCAACCTGTTCATCGGCATTGCTTCCTTGCTCAATACCCATGGCTCTACTTGCATAGCCGCTAAAGAACTTATCTTCTGTTCCTGTGCCCGCACCACCTGTGAGCGTTCCATATGTCGCCCCGGCTGTTTTGCTCATGCCTTGTCGCTCTGCATCCAAGGCACCAAATACACCACCAAGAGCCAAGTCAATGAGAGGAACACGTTTGGCAAAGCCTCCTACCACACGCAATCCACTAGCAAATTTACTACTTCCTGAAAGGAATGATGTTACTTTGGAAGCTCCCGGAAGCTTCATAGCCAAATTACCTGCACCTGTTTTCAAACCTGTCTTCAAAGCAGCAAACTTACCACCGGTCTTTGTTACATCTGTAGCTGTCTTTGCCATAGGAGACTGTGCTGCTTTGAA